AGGCATGATCCCCTCAATTAAGTCTTTATAGCCTTCGTTTAATTTTTTGTATTCTTTGTAAAGACCCGGAGATTTTTTTTCAACAGCTTTTTCAATGCCAAATTTTACTCGTGCAGAAAGATCGGATAGCTCTGAGGCAACAGTGCGATTTGGATTAGCGCCTCCAGGCATGGCATCATCAATAGACTTATTGAGTCTTTTCTGAAACTGAACCATTGATTTAAAGTTGGCCGCAATTGGCTGACCACCATTAGGTCTTAAAATACTTTGCATGTCTTCAATAATTGTTTTAGTTTGATTTGATAAGGTAGAGCCAAAATCATCTGCATTTTTTTCTGAAAACCGAGACATTTGACCCATAATAGAATTACTTGGAAATTTTATGTCGCCTGACTGCTTTACTAGGGCATCAAGGCCGTCTCCGTAAGATTGTGATGCTGCGACGCGACCCGCTTCCACTATGTTAAACATAGATTCGCCAAGCTCACTTGTCGATAGAGCGCTTTCAGAGTTTGTCCATCTTGCTAAATTTCCTAGAATTACATTTCTTTGTTTTTTTACATCTTTTTCAAACATTCCCCTAGAAATAAATCCAACTTCGCCAAGTTCATTAAATAATCTTCTTACTGGCCCAACTCCTTCAATAGCTCGTGGACTGAGGCTGCTGCCGCCCTCTTCTAGCATTTGAGTTGTTTGCGCTTGAGACGCTCTACTGCCTTGCACAGGGTTTAACTCATCCAGTAAATTTTTAAAGTTACTAGAAAGTTTTGAGGTGCTAGTAAGCCTAAAAACGGGACGTAATATTTTCCCTGCTCCAAGAGTAGCAACATCAAATCCTGCTGATATTGCTCCTTCTTTTGCAGCCTTGGATAAGTCAACTGGCTTGCCATTAATTAAATCCTCTAAAGCCTCTCCTCCAAAAGCGCCAATAGCTCCTCCTGCGATTCCTCCTAATATTGTTCCTACCGGCCCTGCCCCTAAAGTGCCAAGCGCAGCACCCGCACCAATGCCGCCAACAATTGATCCAACAGTTTCAAGCCCACCAATTTCTGATTCTTTCCCAGAGCGATACAAATCTTGCAAATCATCTTCTGATACTCCAGAAAAATCTCCTGCTCCTATTGCATTTAATTGATCAATTGTTAAGTTAGCCATTTTGACCTCAATACTTTAATAAGGGTTTACAGTAAAGAACCACGCATAACAGGCGGTACAGACTCTCGTTGTTCTTGCTGTTTAGATAATCTTAATGCTTCCGCTTGGGCTGCGTTTTGAATAATGATAGCTCTTGGCGAAACAAAAGCAGAATTGTCCCAGTTAATTGGATATTTTTCTTGCATATAATCCGCAAAGCCCTCACTTTTGATTTTGTTTTCCCATAAATCCATAAATGTTACAGTGTCTCCAGTAGTCGAATCAATTCCAACCCCAATACCTTGGTTCTGCACCATAAATTCCATTCGTTGCTTTTCTTTTTCTGCTGCTAAAGCAGACATTTTTGCCATTCCTCTCATATATGAAGCTATAGCTTCCGGAGGGTATGTGTTGTCTGGGAAACCTTCCTGCACCATTTTTATATCTTTATCAGACGCAGCGCCGGGAGGCAGCCCACCAAGTGCAGCAGCATTTACAACCCCTGTGAATTCAGCAAGCAATAAATCTCTTTTATCTTGTTGGCCCGCAATAGAGCGCCATTTTGCCATAATTTTTCCTGCTGATCCTTCAGTTCCTTCTATAGTTGCAAATTGATCCGCCAGATTTGTAGATTTTTGATAGAGTTTAAATTGCGTCTCTGCCTCTTGCTCTACTTCTGCAATTCTTGCTCGATCTCTCGCTCCTAATTCTGATTTTGCTAATCTTTGAGCGGCGTCAGTTAATCTCATTTCTTCTTCTTTTAACAATCTGTCTGCATCTTTATCTTCACCTTGTTGCGCTCTCCATGCTGTCAGATCGCTCTGTACGTCTCTATTAAAAGCAATTGTTTCTCGATCCACTGTTATCCTGTCTGCTGCCGTGCTTGCTTTTGATTCGTCAATCTCAAGAGCTTTTTCTTGCAAGGCAAAAGTGCGTTCATCTTTAGCTAACTGAGCAGCCTCTGCGGCAAATTGTTGACGTAACGCAGAAGCGCGAACAGGATCAATGCTTTGAATAGCATCAATTAATTGTTTTTTACCTTGAGGCGTAGATGCGTCAATGTTAGCTAATTTTTCTTGCAGTTTCTCACCTGTAGTCCTGGGGTCAATCCCAAGCATAGGCTGTACTGCACGGCGCAAGTCTTCGTTACGCTGTACGCCTAGCTGACCTGCCATCTGAGCAAGAGGGGCTAACGCCCTAGCTCGGCCTGTGAGACCTGATGCTAGTAGCTGACCTTGAGCCATGCCTTGCTGTAGGAGTTTCTGCTGTCGCTGTTCGGGAGTGTCAATGATATCCGCGAAGAGTGTGTTTATATTAATCGCCATGATTATCTCCCTAAGAGGTCTGAGGCAGCACCCGCCATATTAAACAAATCTTGCGAACCAAAATCTTGATAAGTGCTAGGGTCATAAAATCTAAAATTAGAATCAGGTTGAGCCGCTTGGGCTTCCGCAGCTTGTTCGCCCTTCAACAGATCAAACAGTCCTTGGAACTGCTGCTGACGTAGCGCATTAGCGAGTGCTGAGTAACCAAGCTGCGCCTCAAGAGTAGACTCTGCTAGTCCTGTACCCAAGCCCAAGCCTGTAGCCTGTAGACCCGCACCAATCTGCGATGCTTGCAAGGCAGGAGAGAGAGTCGCGAGGAGTTGATTCTGTCCTTGATAAGCAGCAGGGATTGATTGTAAACCTAGCTCGCCTAGCAGTCCTAGTCTTGCTCGTGTCTCGCCTAGACCCGCCAGTGTTTGCTGTGAGGTTAGTTGTTGCTCTGCTCTAGCTTGTTCCATAGCGGTTAGTGCAGAACCTGCTTGCTGCTCCTGTATAGCCTTCTCAAGAGCTAACTGCTCAGGCGTGCCACCGAACATACCTGTGCGAACACCTGTCCTACCCTGCCCAAACAGACGCTCCTCAAGGGCAAGACGCTGACGCTCTTGCTCAGGTGCTTGTAGGGCTGTGAGGTTACCCATAATTTCCTGCTCTCGCGTAGCCCTTTGCGTAGGGTCTTGCGTTAGCATTCCAATAAGAGAGGCTTGTTCGTCTGCACGAGCTTGCGGGTCATCTAAGAATCCAAAAGCTCTGCTACCAAAACCTAGCATTCTTTCCTGTAAAGCCTGTTCAGTAGGACTGAGCATGGTGTCTAAGTTTCCGGTAGAGCTAAACCCTGCCCTTGAACCTGTAGCTGTGGTTACACCAAACGGTTTGAACTGAGACTGCCGACCAATCTCACCCATTAACCCGCCACTCGCGGCCTCTGGAGGACGATCGCCGTATACCGTTCTTACGTCACGCTCACCTGCTTTTTCAATGTCGCTGATTGCTTTCTGTTGAGCGGCTGCGCTACCTATAGAAGATAGCAAGCCACCCGTAGTACCGCCAACTAGGCTTCCAAGAAAGTCTGTAAGTGGGTTAGCCATTAGTAAGTACCTCCATCAATAATGCTGAACGTAGACGTACCACTAACGGTTAGATTAGCTGCGGTTACCGTTCCTGTGAATGTAGGAGACGCAGAGTTAGACTTGCTGTTTACTGCGACAGCAATTGCATCGTACTCAGCCCCTACCTCAGAGCCTTTGATTACTTTAGCGGGGTTACCACTAACCAAAGTATCCTTGGCTGCGAAGTTTGTTATCTTCGTGTAGTTAGACATTACACAATCCTTCCCATTAGGGCTTGAATATTAATTTCTTGCAAGGCAATAGTCTTGCCATCAACTGTGGTCTCTACGCCAACGGCTACTACCGTACCCTGCCCTGACGTATTGATTTTCTTTCGCGTTATCAATGCAATAGAGGAAGAATACTCTGCCTCTGTGTTAAATTCTGAGATATTGTATTGTCCCACATTGGACTTAGGCAAGGTATACGCTTGCTTCTTGTAAGCACCAGAGTAATCGTATGCCCAGTTTAGAACTACTATAGCCTCAGCGCCATCAAAGGTAGTGAGGTTAATCTTCTTCAAAAACTTTAGGTTAGATGTATCGCCAAAACTAAGAGGATGACTAAAGTAGCTAAGAAGATAACCTGATGTTCCATCTTTAAATCCTGTGTATTGAGCAATACCCGCACTATTACCAATGTATACAGCCTCGGTAGATGTGTTGGAAAAGATTAATGGATTAATGTGCGACCATGTTGTTGCTCTAAAGCTGCCATCTTGCAAAGGGAAGCGAGTGTCAAAGCAGTATACTACAGCTAGTTCTGGGAAGTTTAGTAACACAAACGCCTCACGAGGCGAGTAGTGCATACTAATGTTTCCTGTTTCTCCCGCGAAGAGGGATTTGATGTCGTTGTTTACGTTCTTAGAGATGTCACCAATAGGAGCTGACTTCTCTTGGATGGTTCTTGCTAGGCTTCGGACACCTGAGTCATCAAGGAAAATCAGATCCTTACCAGTAGATACCACTGCGTCTCGCGACACACAGCCTACGTTAGAGATGGTATCCGCAAGGGTCATGTTGGCAGGGCTTTCCGCTCCTGAATACAAGACGATAGAGTTCCTACCAAATATCACTAGGAAGCCATTGTGAGCCGCAAGGGCAACGATTGTATCGTATCCTGTAGGCCAGACAGTAGTAATGTCTATCGAGCCTGTAGAGCCTCCTGACCACGCTGTGCCGTCTAACAGATCAGACCAGTAAATCGTAGACTTATTATTTGTGAAGTCTGCTACCCATAACCTACCAAACGCTGCTAGACATTCATTACCCTGTGGCGGTGTGCCTGTAGAGTGTGTATGAGCAGACATCTTATCCACTGTCCCTGCGTGATCCGAGTACAACAGCGGTTCTTGACCACGTTGGAACATATACATGTGATCATTGAACGATACAAACTTCCAGTTGTTAGCACTAATCGTATAAGACGAGGGGGTGGCATCGACCAAAGTAGATGTACCTTTAAAGATTTTGTTATTACCTGCTGATAAGAATGTAACATCTCCATCATTCGCAACGAACTCGCCCATAGACTCGATGCCATCCGAACTGCCTAGCACTGCGCCTCCATTAGTAGAGATCATGCTGTAGCCTTTTCTGGCGGCTATCCTGCCCTCCTTATCAATGACACAGTTGTCCGCAACAGCAGAAAAGCTAGGCTCTTGCGCGAGAGGTGCGTCTTGGGTGTTGATCCCCGCAAATCCTGGCGCTGTAATGGTAATGCTTTGTAATTGTTGAGCCATCTACACCACCATGTAAGTTGTTTCTAAGGGGTATCTGTTAGCGTCTACTGCAATTGCATCTGACAATGCTGATGAAGCTACGGCAAACTGCTCGGCTGCTGACTGACCACCTGTCTCACCTCTTTCGCGAAGAGCCATTGCGTAGGCCATCTGTACGATAGGATGATACGGGGCTTTGATCTTGGTAGCATCTGCTGTTAGTAGAGCCTGTGGTGCAGCGATGTCAAACCTTA